TCCTTCTCCTCGGGAGTATAGACCTGAGGAGTGGGTATCCAAGGATCAGTTGTTCCATCCACATTTTCATATCCGGATTGTGGTACATACATGCCAATAATATTATCATAAATAGCGTCACTACAGTCATCATCATCATAAGACAATAAAGGTGACCTGGTGACAAAATTCTTAGCAAGTGAAGGTACGCGTTCTTCTTTACGAAGCCTTCGCAGCCTCCGGATATCTTCATACGTGCGCATCATTGAGGCAACTTGCGCTTTCGTATATACGGGCTCTTCCGTCCCTTGTGATGATTTACGTGCACCACGCACGGTAGGGGGGCGAGAATTTGACTTCGAGCTCTCGCTGCTCCTTGTATTAGTAGTGTTTCCCATGCAATACTCATTGCCACTTTCACAGGAAAGAAGTGACTGAGGGTTTGGACTATATTTCCCCTGGGAAGCGTTGATCTTGATGTCCGCAAGATCCCCGTAATCAGTCCCAAGGTACTTCTCCCTCCAATCGGTAAGGAGTTGGTCAAAATCAGCATATATGATTTTATCGCAGTGTATTTCTAGATCGTGCTTTTTCACAATCTCTAGCAGCTGTTTGCGTCGCTTATCGAAAACAAGTCTCCCGTATAGGAACCACTCTCGAAGAGCTCCGCATATGCAAACAGCTGCCAGTTGGTGTCTAGTTAATTCTTTCGATGCCAGATTGGAATGCAAAGATTTAAAAATAGACTTTTCATCCAATAGACCATTGTATGTTCCAAATTCTGGGATATACAAAGAGTCTCTCTTCAGAAAGTTTACCTCCCCTTTTGGTCTAAAGGGAGGAATGATGGGTGTTTTATCAGGGGCAGTGTATTCTAAACCATAAACTAACATATGTTCAGAAATGTTAACACAGGTATAACTATCGCCTAAACGACTATGAACAGCCCCTAAGCTATCATCTCCGTAAAACATACTAACTACATTTTCCCTGTATGGTCTGGCTGTCAGCCCTAGGGTATCAAAGTAAGCGCAACGGTGTAGAAGGGCATTAGCTATACCATTGATAAATACCGTCAAATTATTGCCTGAAGTGTTACCTTTGGTGAGTTTTACTAATGTGCCATTTACGGCAACATAAGCAGAGACCACATCTGGTATAGCAGCCTCCATGATGGCTAAATCATCTTCACTGTAGCCTCCAGCTGCTGCTATGGCTATCAAAATGCGCATAGTGGCAATAGTTACATTCACTGGTAGAGATTGATCATAAGCTTTGAAATCACCAGCAATGATGCGATCATCACCAAATTGCGTGATGTGGTGGTGTAATTCATCCCACTCCCTACCACTGGCATTGATCCCCACGGCTTGCTCACTCAAACCACTAAATATAGTTAACATAGTGGCTGGTGGTAGAAAATATTTTCGAATAATATACTTCTGAGCCACAGGTGCTCCAGTAAATACTCGTATTTTCTTCTTCGTGAGTAATGTGGGCTCATCTTTCAAGGAAGCTTTGTAAATGAAATTGTATCTCTTATTCTGACGATAACACAACATTGCTGCATCAATCTCCTGTTGGAGCGTGTCGCTAAGTTCTGCAACTCCATCCAGCAATTCATAATGTGCAGACAATTTGCTCTTAAAACCGTATCCACAAGATTTATTACGAGGCATAGGATCGATAAACCTTCGTCCATAGATTCCACCCATAGTTTCCTCTGGAGTTAGTGGAACCATAGGAACATGTCTAGTAAATTCTGCAGTGGCTTCCAATAATGGAGTAGTGTAGTCAATGATAGCCATTTCGAGTGTTTTCGGCGAAGGGCCAAGAGAGGCCTTACCATAACCCGCTAGGGCTTTATAATAAGGTTCGGTTTCAAACTCTGCCTTAGGAGGTCCCCACAGTTGGGGACAACCCATAATGCGCTCGACATCATGCGATATTAGTGACATACGAACTTCTGATCTAAAAGTGGAGGCCTCAAAACAAGATCCGAGTACTTCAATTTGCCTGTCTTCCATGTCGGTATATAAAGGCAGATGTTTGGTAGGACATTTGTAATGCACTTCGCCCTTGGACAAAACCTTATTCCCCGCTACGGTAGTCTCGAAGTTAATATCGTCACCCGCTTCTACGGATAAGGATTTTTGCAAAGAGGGGATGTTGCGCAAATAGTGTATGCCCACTAATGCCTCATCTTGGAGAATAATAGAACAAGCTCCGAAAGTATCTTTAGGTGTTCTTCCTGCTAAATGTACACCCACTAAGCATTTATTCGTACCCAACGAAATCAGTGGGGCGCCACACAATCCTTTGAAAGTGTCATATTCCAAGTGATATGTATGACCCGCATAAGGGCTCACACCAGCAACACAAATTTCTGGTTCTGGTGAGGCTGTGGTATACGTTTTTGTCACATTCCCATTAGGGGTACGATACAAAACTTGC